GGTGGCGGGCGAGGTACGCGTCACGGGCGCGGATGCGGTGGCCGAGGCCTTCGCTGCCCTGGCGCGTGACGTATCGGACCTGACCGATACGCACCGCAAGGCCGCGCAAGTGCTGATCCCTGGCGTGATCCGCCGATCGCCTCGACGCTCGGGCGCCCTGGCCGCGTCCTGGCGCGCCGAGGCCTCGAAAATCGCGGGCGCCGTTGTGTCGGGGGTCGAGTACGCGGGCCCGGTCGAGTACGGATCGCGCGGCATCCCTGGCGCGCGCATGGTGGCCGATACGATCGAGGCCGAGGCCGATGCCATCCTCGGCACCTATCACAAGGGCATTGCCGATCGAGGCAAGGCGCGAGGGTTCGAGGTTGATGCCTGATCCGCGCGAGGTAGTTGTCACCCTGGCAGGTATCCGATCCCTGACCATCCTAGAAATTGCGCGCGCCGCGGCCATCGCAGGCGTGCGGCGCTCCGAGGCCGAGCACCTGTTGCGCTCGCTGAACGATCCGCACGGCGACCCCGCGGACCTCGAACGCGGCGCCCTGATGCTGTATGCCTGGGCGCTGATGCTCGAACGGCGCCGCGACCCGGCCGCGTCCTGGGAGGATGCGCAAACCTGGCGCGTGATCCTCGACCTCGATGCGGTCGACCCGATCGCCGATGCCGAGGCCGAAGCCTCGGTCGCGGCAGCGCGTGCGACCGGGCTGCCGCCCGATGCGGCGGGCGCCCTGACCCTGGCGCAGGCCGAGGCCTACGGCGAGGTTGACGGGCGCGCCGCGGTGCGCCGCTAATGCCTGCCCTCGGCCTGACCGTAGAAATCCGCGGCGATGCCTCGAAACTCGATTCGGCGCTCGACACCTCGAAGGGCAAGGTTGCCGGATTCTCTACCTCGATCGGAGGGAGCGCGCTCACCCTGGGCGCCGTGGCGGGCGCGGCAGGCGTGGCCGCGGTGGCGATCGGAGGAATGACGCAGGCCGCGGCAGCCGATGAGGCCGAGCAGGCGAAACTAACGGCCACCATTCAGGCCGCGGGCGCGGCTACGGCCGAGTCGACCGCGCAGGTTGAGGCCGCGATCGCGGCGGGGCAGGAGCGCGCATTTACCGATTCCGAAACGCGCGAGGGCCTGGCCTCCCTTGTGACGGCCACGGGTGACGTGCAGAAGTCGACCGAACTGCTGACCGTGGCGCAGGACGTGGCGCGCTTCGCGGGGGTCGACCTGGCGACCGCGGCCGATGCGGTGGCGAAAGCCGAGGCGGGGCAGGATATGCAGTTGCGGCGCCTGATCCCTGGCCTGGCGAAGGGCGCGACCGCGGCCGATACCATCGCAGCCGCCACTAAGACCGCGGCCGGGCAAGCCGACCTCTATGCCGAATCGGCCGAGGGCATGCAGGCGAAGGGGGTCGACGCCTTTTCGGAAATTCAGGAAACGATCGGGGGCGCCTTCCTGCCCGTGCTGAAAGCGATCCTGCCCGCCCTGCTGCCCCTGCTGAAAGTGTTCGGCGAACTCGTGACCGCCCTGCTGCCCGCCCTAATCCCGCTGATCGAGGTGCTGGCCTCGGTCCTGGGCGCGGTGGCTACCGTCCTGTCGCGCGTGGTGGGGTGGCTGTCGAGCCTGATCCGGTGGCTAGGGTCGGCAATGTCGGCGGTCGGCGATTTCCTCGATACGATCAACCCGCTATCGAATATCTCGCTGCCCTCGCTGCCGTTCATCGGTGGCAACGCGGCGGGCACCCTCGGCGCCCGCTCGGGCCGCGCCGGGGGCGCGCCTGCCGCGGGCGGTATCACGATCAACGTGCACGGCGCGATTGACCCCGAGGGGGTGGCGCGCTCGGTGGCCCGCGTCCTGTCGGGCCATTCGGTGCGCATGGGCCATGCCTCGGCCCTCATGCGCCGATGACGCTGCCTACCGCGACCGTGCGCATTCCGCGCCCGGCGCCGTCCTGGGCCGATGCCCTGGGCGCGCTCGGGCCGCTGATATGGGCGCGCCTGTCGGGTTCGAGCCTGACCGATTCGGGCAGCGATCCCGATGCGAACCTGACCGCCCTGGGCGGGGTGCTGCTCGATCAACCCGGCCTCATCGCGGGCGACCCCGATACGGCCGTCGCGCTCGACGGGATCGATGATCGGGTCGAGGTGCGGCTTGTCGATGCGGTGGGCGGCGCGGGTGGCATCACCCTCGGCGCCTGGGGCGCGGCCACGGTCGACAAGGACGGGTATTTCCTGATCCGCTCGGGGACCGGGTACCTGCGGCGCATCGCATCATCCGATTCGCTGGCGATGAGTTGGTACGACGGCAGCGCCGTACAACGCACCCTCACCGCGGTAGGCGCATGGCCCGCCGATGGGGTGGCCCGCTTCGCGGTCGGCACCATCGACCCCGCGGGGGTGGCGCGGCTGTATGTCGATGGCGCGCAGGTGGCGACCACGGCCGCATATGCGGGGCATTCGGCGGTGCCTGCGGGGACGTGGAACATCGGCGCCGCATCGGGTGGCGCCTCGAATCAATGGGCCGGGCGCCTCGATGAGGTGTTCATCGTCGGCCGACCCCTGACCGCTGCCGAGGTGGCCGACCTCTACGCGATCGGGGCCGGGCTGGTCGGCGGCGTACCCCTCGAATGCCAAATCCTGCGCGGCGTGATTCGCCACGGTCGCGATGATCCGAACGCGCAACCCGAGGCCGATGCGGCGACCCTCGAACTGGTAGGGGTGCTGCCGCCCGAGGTGGAAATCGGCGCGCCGGTCGAGGTGGTCGCCCATTTCGCGGGGGTCGACTATCCGCGCTTCGCGGGGCGCATATCCGACGTGGCGATCGGGTGGGATTCGATCGACGTGCCGATATCTACCGTCATCGCGACCGGCGAACTGGCCGATATGGGGCGCCGCATCATCGGCGACGCGCCCTACCCGGCCGAGCGCGACGGCGACCGCGCGAACCGCGCCATCGCTGCCGCGGGGGTGCGTACCGATGCCCTGCGCTCCGATCCCGGCGTGCTGAACGTGCTGCCGCGCGACGTCGACGCGCAACCCGCGCTCGCGGTGGCCTCCGATGCGGGCCTCGACGGCAATGGGTTTGTGTGGCAGGCCTGCGATGGCGCGGTGCTGTATGCCGATGCGCAGCACCGCCGCGCGGCGGGGGTGGCCTGGGAGGTTGACGCCTGCGACCTGCCTGCCTCCCTGGTATGGGCGAAAGGCCTTGTCGGCCTGGCGAATGATGCCCGCGTGCGGTGGGGCTCACCCGAGGCCGAGGTACGCGAAATCAATGCGGCATCGGTGGCCGACCTCGGCACCTTCGGCGCCTCCCTGACTACGCGCCTGGCCTCGCAGGCCGACGCCGAGGCGCGGGCGAATTTCATCATCGCGCGGCAGGCCTACCCCGCGTGGACTCTGGCCGGGCTGGCCTTCCTGCTCGAAGCGCCGAACATCGGCCCGGCCGATACGACCGCCCTGCTCGCGCTCGAAGTACACGACCTGCTATCCGTTACGGGCATGCCCGCGGGCGCGCCGATGACCTCGGCCCTGACCTTTGTGGAGGGGTGGACTGAAACAATCGCGGCCGATGCCTGGGCCCTCGAACTGGCCGTATCCGACTACTGCCGCACGGCGCCCGCTCCGACCTGGGATCAGACAAGCCCCGAATGGGTATGGGATACGCTCGACCCTGGCCTGACCTGGGACGGCACAACCTGCCTGCCGCCCTATGTCGGGCGCGGCCGATGGGTCGACGTGCCTGCCTCGCAGCGATGGGATCAGACACCCCCGGCGACTACCTGGGACACCTGGCAGGCATAGCGGAGGCACGATATGGCAGGCTCAACCCCCGAGTACGGATGGCCCTACCCGACCGGTACCGATCGGGTGATGGATGGCGATAACGCGATCGAGGCACTGGCCCGCGCCATCGAGGCCGACGTACTGCCGCAGGATCGGCGCCGCGGCGCCTCGGTATCGGGCACGCAGCATACGGCCGTGCAAGCCCTGATCAAACTGGATATGTCGACCGTGGTGGCGGGGGAACCCGCATTCCTCGACGCGGCCAATGATCGCCTGTTGATCCCGGCAGGCGCGAACGGGCTGTATCTGGTATCGGTGCAGGTGGGCGTCGTGGGCATCGCGCCGGGACAGACTGCGCGCTTCTCGATCCGTACTACCTCGGTCACCATCCCGAGCAACGCGGGCATCCTGGCGGATGGCGGGTTCGGAATCTATAGCAACGCGGGCGCGGTGGGCGGCATGGCGCAATGGATCGGCCCGGCCGTGGCGGGCGATGATTTCGCGGTGCATGCCGAGGGCAGCGCTGCCGACCCTGGCAATTTCAACCTCTGGCGCGCCGCGATCGTGCGCCTCGGCGACGGGTTCGCGGTGTAGCCGTGGCCGAGGTATCGGCGCCGTTCTGGCTGCTGGTCGGATTCGTGGTGGGCATCGGGATCGCGGGCATTGGCATCGGCATCCTGCTCGATCGGTGGTACCGCGGCCCGTAGTACGTTCGATGCCGGACGCAGGAGGCAGGGAGGCAGACCGGCCCTTGTGAAAGGGCCGGTCGATGCCGTATCGCTATCGGCTAATCGGCCTGGGGGCATGCTCGAACGCGCCTCGGTCCGCTGTTATCGCATCGCATGCCCGGCCCGGCGCTCGCGCGCCACGGGGCAGGGGTTCGGGTGGAATCGAGGGAGGGCAGCGCCCTTGCGGGCGCCGCGCGTCGCCACGTCACGGGCACCGCATGGCCGGGGTGCATCGGCGCCGTACCGATATGGTGGGCGGGGGCGCCGCGGCGGGGGGATTCAACCGCGGCGCCCCCATGAGTCACACGGAGTAGGGGTATCCCTCCCATGCGACGAGTTGCTGATAGGCGGGCGCATTGAACGGCACCCCGAGATACGCGGCGCCCTGGCGCGTCAGGCAGGCGCGATCGGTCAGGACGGCGCGCGCCGCTTCGAGCGCGAGTTGCGCGCGGCGGTATATCCCGTGCAATTCCCGATCGGCCGCGCCCTCGGCCAGAACGTATACCTCGGCCTCGGCAGGGCTAAGCATCGGCGACCTCGATATCGCGGGCCGTGCATACCTCGCAGCGCGGCGCATCGCCTGGCGGTCGGATGCGGCGTACACCGTCGACGGCCGGGCGCCCGCATAGGGTGCGCATATCGGCCCGAATGCGAAGGGGCACAAGGTGGGCGCGCTTGCCGAGGCGAACCCAATACCACCCCGACACCTCCGAGAGTAGGCGCGGGCTCACGTCGAGGCCTCGGCTACCGCCCTGCGCGGCGCCGCGCTGCGCACGATTTCGAGGATGACGCGCCGCACCTCCCGGCCGTGGCGCGCGCATAGGTACACGGTCGACCCGTAGGCCATCGATACCCGCACCTCGGCGGGGTCGACGCAGCCGGGCACCGAACAGGCGGGCATCATGGGTACACCTCCTGGCCTTGGGCCTCGGTTGCGGCCGGATCGCGCAGGAGTGGGAATTCCTCGATCCTGCGCAGCATCTCGGCCATTTGCTCGATCGTGGCCTCGCCCCCGGTCACGCCTACATCCGCGGCCATATCGGCGAGGCGGGCGCTGCCCATGCCGCGCGCCTGGGCGGCTGCCACGATTTCGGCGCGCAGCGCGTCGCGCTTGCGCTTCGCGGCCGATCCGGTGGGCCGTCCGCGCCGCGGGGCGGGCGCCTCCGCGGCGAATTCCTCGGCGGGGGTCGGATCGTACCCGGCCAATTTCATAATGAACCCGAGGGGGTATTTCAGGGCCTTCGAGGCGGCGCGGGTTTGCGCCATCGAGCGCAGCGCGAAATCGTCACGGTCGCGCCACGTCGGCTCGGAACGCGTGCATTGCGCCTCGACCGCCCCGAACCGCGACCCGTCGAGGCGGATAGCCGAGGCGCGCGCCTCCCACCCGTCAGGGGTGCGATCGGTCGATTCGATATCAGGGAACACCCCCACCATTGACCCGAGCAGGGTCCATCCCTCGATGGTGACGTGCTCCCGGCCGTGGATCGTGGCGAATAGGCCGCGGTCGCGTATGACCTCGGCGAGGGGCGCCGCGATGGCCTGGGCGCGGGCGATGACCTCGGCCGGGTCATCGGTGCCGAACAGGGAGGGCGGGGCAGGGGGGCGGGTGGCAAGATCGGTAGTCACGGCACGGCCACCCGAATCGAGGGCTTGCGCCCTTCCTCGGTGCGCCACCCCCGATCGGCGAGGGCGCGATACAGACGCATTGCGGCCGGGTCGCCTCGGCCGTACCCCTCGCCGAGCGCGGCGGTATCAATCTCGAAATGATCAGGCACGCGCCGAACGTATGGCGCCGTGGGCCCGGTCGCGATGGCGCGCAGCGCATCCTGCACTCCCGCATCCTCCCAATTGCCGGGGTCATTGCAGGGCCATGCCACCCCGTACGCTTCCGAGGCGGCAGCGATCGGGCCGAGGCGGCGAATGCCATTGTTCGCGAGGTGGTGGGCCAATTCGAGGCGAACCGGCGCCATGGCCGCGCTCACCTTGCGGCGCATCACGTACAGGGCCGCATAGATCGCGGCGCGATCCTCGATCGGGTAGGCGTGCGAGGCGAGGGCGTCGAGGGCCGCATCGAGCAACGTGCCTGCGTTGCCGACCTGGCCGGATGGGTTAGGACGCTGCGGCGCGTCGGGTATGGGCAGGGTTCGGGGCATGATTCGGACTCCCTGCCGCGCGCTCGGGTTCGCGGCGATGCAGGGGGGCGGGCCGAGTAGGGGCGGCATGGGGGGGCCTAGCCTGACCCGTACCCGGCCCATGATCGAAGTCGCCGAATGCGCGGGCGCTGCGAATGGCGACCGGAATCGGCAGGGGATTCGGGCGATAGTGGGTACCGTGCGCGCAGTTGGCGCAGCGGTAGTACTTGCGCTCGCGCCTACGGCAGCCGCACTCGCACGAGCAGGCGCCGTACATCCGGCCATTGGCGAACGTCACCCCATCGGGCGCCCCGCGCCACGGATAGGCGCAGCGATCGGGCTGCGCTTCGAGCGCCTGGTACGGTCGATCGAGGATCGAGGCGAAAGGCAGCGTCGCACTCATCGGGAGGCCCTGGCCGTGGGCACTCCGGCCGATGATTGCGCTCGGGGGTTCTACGCTAGCAAGGGCCGCAAGGGGGCGCGCACTAGGGGGGCGCGCGCCCGCGGGGCGGCGCAACATAACATCTAATCGATCGGCGCTTGCGGCCATTTTTGCGGTAGTGCGGGCCGTTCCCGCATTGCGCGCCGATGGGCCGATGGGGTAG